GATTATGTGCGCGACAGGAATCTTTTATTTGGGATTCGATGGGGCATTGACCGATATGACCCGCAACGATTGTGCAGCGGGTATTCAGGCAGCTTGCGAGGTTTTACGATGACATATTCATTTCATTCAACGGGTCAAATTTCTTTTAATACTGGCTCGGCAAGTTTTCCTGTAGTGCCGACAAAAGATGAAAAGTGGCAACGTCTTGCTTGGGAACAGGAACAACAAAGAAGATCACAAAAAGAGATTGACGAGGAACGGGAGGAATTACGCGGTATTTACAAATTCCATAAATTACCCGTACCCGATTCAATTGTTCCTGAAATAGTTCCTGAAGTTAATTTTGGTTCTAAGAACTTTTATCCTTGGCTTGATAGAAAGGGCGGTAGAACATACGCTTGGCGCGGTTCTTGTACGACTCTCGGCATTAGAAATCACGGCTACAAAATACATTGGGTTAATTATTACGCGGTGTGCGATGTAACCAAGAAATGCAAACTCTATCCAAAAAACAGATGTGAAGCCTGCAAAGCGGGTAACACTTTGAAGGGAAGATTATTTGCCGATCATTTGAAAGACGGAATATTTCAAAACAGATTTTCTTGGACTATTCATATCAAGAAAAAGAAAATTGTTATATCTGAACCAGAAATAGTTGAACTAGAAAAGATAAAAATTCCTGAATCTAAGGAACATAGATTTTACGTCAGACCAATTATTAAGGGGGTTAATTCATTTTGAGATTAGACAGATCAAAACTTTTTGAATGGTTGCTTGATAACGAATGTCCTTATGATTGGGATGTAGACGAAAAGACAAGCAATGATGAAACTGTAACCCTTATTTTTTCGGAGGACAATTAATGAACTTACAAGAGCTAAACAAAAAAATTACTGACCTTGAAAAAGGTTATCAAAAAGAACTTGTTAATTATTTAAATCAAATAATGCAAGCAATTATGGAAATAAACGACAGACTAATTAAATTAGAGGAAAAATGAAAGATCAAGAACAACTCAAAGCACTTAATCAATTACTTTCTTTGGTTATTGGTGGGCGTATTGCTAAACAAACTGAGCATTTAAAAAGCGCCCCTATAAATCGTATTAATCATGCGCAAAAAATTATTGCAGATGGGGAACTTCAGGAAGCAACGCGCGATTTGCAAGATGGATATGAAAACGCATCAAAAAGACTTTCACAAGTAGAACGCAAAATTGATTCTTTGAAAAGTTTAAAAGTACTTGCAGAAATGGTTGAAGAAAATGTAAGGGATGCGGCGCTTG